CCGCAGACATTTGCCCGCCTGACGAAGCCTTGCTGCATTTTCTTCATGGGTTGTTGGGGTGTTATCAGGCACATATTCGTACCAGTCCGGATCGCGAACACCATGAACGGCAAGAAAGCTTTCGCACCACGTCCGGCGAAGATCAGGATTACCGTTATGTACGGCCTTTGGCGCTTTGCGTACCAGGTCAATAATGGTCTGTCGGTCGTAGCCTTTGATGTCGGGAATAATGCCCACTGTCATCGACATTTGTTTCCAGTCTTCCCGGTCTTCGGCGATGATACGTTTTGCAAAATCCATTGCAGGACGCAGGTTATTCAGATCCAGCTCCTCACAGAAACCACAAGCGAGCTCATAGTTAATCGTTCTGTGTGTCGGTTTTTCGCTACGGCGTGGACGTTCTGGCTTATTTACGTCGTCGACAATTACTTTATGTGGCCCGGTTTTTTTAACAGGTGCAGGTTTATTCTTCAGGCGTTCAGCCCATTCCTTAATCAGCAGGCCGCGGTTAATGTGTTCAGCACTGAACCATTCCTTAAAAAACTTAATAGTGGTGCATAACTCAGGCACTTTTCCATCGACAGGAAATACCTGTTTATACGCATTCACTGCTTTGTGAATATCGTGCTCGATAGCTTTTTTGAACGGCTCTACATTTTCTGCTGCGAGTATCAGGTTCTGGACAGTGGTATTCTGAGTATTCATCTCCAGACACGCGATTTCTTTTTTCTGGTCTGTATCGACGTGATAAAGATATTCTCCATCGCCAATATACTGTGCCAGAACGCGATGGCGGAACGGCAGTGTCGCAACCACGGTCAGTTGAGGGTTTGCTGGCGGGTTATGAGATTCCTGTATCCCGTTTTCTCCGGCAGGAGTGCCAGCACCGTCGGCGCGTTCTGTTTCATCTGATTTAACAGCAGAAGCTGCGCCGGGGATAAGTGTCAGGGTTTTGCCGTCTTCGCCACCGGGTTCGCGGTTTTCACAAAATTTAGTATCAAAGGCCCCCTCGGGCGGAATGTCATTTTCTACCGGAAAATGTACGCGTACAGGTCTGGCAAAATCAGCTTCATCAAATCCGGCAGCATCCATGGCCAGTTCGCCACGGGAGAGGGCGAGTGACTGCTTTTTAGCTGTACACCAGAAAAAACCGGCTTTAAAGCCGAGGCGTTTCCTGGCACTTTCATTTTTAACCTTGTAATAAAATGAATATTCTTCCTGCTTAATGCTCATTGTTTTTTAACCTCAGTTAAGATTAAAATCGTTTTGCCAGTGAAAATCCTCTCCGGGTGCTCACTGGTCATGTCTCTGGTGGTGGGTCTGGTCGCTCACCTCAGCATCGCCGGGATGTAAAGCCGGGGAAGCGCCTGCATTTAATGCAGGCTTTTTTCCTTTGAGGCCTCAGACATCGCCCGCGCAAAATCACTTGCAACAGACAAGCTCTTCAATGCACCAATAACCTCCCTGGGGACGTCTTTCACTTTGAGCAACATGGCTGCTGCGGCTATAGTGGAGTCCCATGCTCCTGTTTTTTCATCTGCATATGCAGTTATTGATTTATTTATTGAATAGCCATCTTCGTTTCTGCTTAACTCGTATGAATAGCCAATAACTACCGGCATATTGTTTTGCTCGCATATTTTAAATATACGGCTGGTGAGTTCTTTTAGTTCCTGTAATACTGCTGCATCAGGCGTTGTATTTTTCATTTTTATTTCCTTTTTCAGGTTGAGTGAATCCCTGCCATTGCTGGCATAGTTTTATTGTTTCAGTAAATGATTAATTAAAGTTCATGTGCCATCTGGTCATGGCTGGCACAGCGTTTACTGCAATATTTTTGTTTTTTACGTGAAATAAGCGTTCCGTGCATATATATCAGTTCATATTCGTATGCGGTCTCTTCCGGTATTGCTTTCTGACAATATGCGCAGTTAATTAATGTCGGGTCTCCTTTCTGGGTGAGTAGAGTATAAATTTTACGAATCAAGCCCGGTTTTCTGTTTATTGCAGTCTGCTGTTTAGCCGGACTGCGCATCCAGTCGGAACGAGGTGTAATGACAGGTATCATCGTTTTATCCTCTTTGCCTGTTTATAAGCGAATTTTGTTGGTGCGGTGCCTGGTGCCTCCAGGTGACGATAACCAGTTAACCATTACCGCCGACTACTATTTCCACCCACAACATGAAGGACCGTTATGTCTTTTTAACTGTGCCGCGTGCGCTTAGCTGCATTCACCACACCACAAAATTCGCTTTAAAAAGGGCGGAAACCAGAAAGGAATGAACTGGTACCGCCAAAGGCTACACACAGCAATGTCACGGGTTCCACTCGCAACCGGAAGCGCGCTCAACCAGGACGGTGGATTTAACGACAACCTTAGTTAAGTAGCGAACGCGCTTTCGTGTTATGTGCTCCGTATCGTGGAGCTGACGCCCGTCTTTATCCACATCGGGGCGGTGGTATACTGGAGTTCTCACACAACCAGTAAGGAAATATTATGTCTGATACAACCAGCCCTTTTGCTTTTCCTGAAAAAGCAGCTCACGAAGTGGTTCTTGAGTTAATCAGAGCGGGCAAAATTAGTTACGCAAGTGATGCTTCGGATGTTTTTACACATATGCTTAACCACTACCGCGCTGAGAGGGATCGACCTCAACAGGAAGATAAAGCTTCGTAAACGCCTCTCTCACCTCATGAGCCAGTTTCTCGACTGGCTCTTTATCTGCTCGCTGGTCATTGATTTTCATTTTTCTACGCAGAGTAGAAGCTGCGATAGCCTGAACCTCTACTGGAAGTTCTTGCATCTTCATCTTTCACCTCATCCGCTTAACGCCCGGCGGCGGAACGTTTTATCTACTGCGCTTGTTACTTAACAACAACTGCCGTCATGTTCGTATGCCTCAGGCTGGCTACTTAGCCCGACTCAGCAGCGGGATAACTCTTGGTATTGTCCGGCTGTTATCTGGTCTGGCGTCGTCTTGATATATCAAATGCTCACACAATGTGAGTAAGTTGTCAATATGAATTGTGAGTGTTATTTTCTTGGTGGGATATGGATAAGCAAAAAAAAATCCCGCATTTGCGGGATTACTAAGAGGGGAGGTTAGCTCAAGAGGATGGAGTATCTTTTTTTATGCTGTCTGCTTCTAAGGTATTGTTCTACATACTCATCAATTTCTTTTAATCTGATTTCAAACAGATCAAGCATACGTGTTTGCTCAGATGCTGGCAGTTGATTAAACAATTCGAGTAGCTTTTGTTGGTTATCACTCAGCCATGAGTTGGCATTTTCCTGCTTACCGAACATTAGTTCTGCGGGGGAAATGCCAAGCACTTGGCCAAGCGTAATAGCATCCTCAGCTCCAATACTCCGCGTTCCAGCCTCGTAATTTGCAATGCGTGACGACCCCGACCAGCCACATAGCTTAGCCAGTCGTCCCATGCTTAATCCTCTGTTTTGGCGGATAGTTTTAAGACGTTCGCCAATTTGTTCTGCAATCGTTTTCATGTTTGGAATTTTATCACGCTACGTGAAATTGATGATACTCACGTATGTGTAGTTGACTATGCTCACGAATTGTGAATAATAAAATTCGGAGGTTTTAAATGAACAAAATTTCAACATACAGAAAGCAACTGGGACTATCTCAAAGGCAGCTTGCGACTCATTTGGGATGGATACAGAGCCGTCTGGCGAACTACGAAGCAAATTTTCGCACACCCGGACTGGAGGAGTGCCGAAAAATTGTTGCCACACTTAACCATCTGGGATCTCGCTGTGTTCTTGATGATGTTTTCCCGCCTCATGTGAACGATAGCAGAACCATATTAGCGAAGGTGAACAACCATGATCACCCCTGAAACAGCCAGTCAGGCGTTATCGTCATGGCTGGCATATCTACAGATAACCCAGGAAACCGCCACGCAGCTGATCACCCGCGCATTCCTGGAGCAGCCGGCGCGACCGGAAATAGCGGTTCACCGTATCGAGCGTGACGACGGAACGGTGGATTACGACGCATGGCGCCGTAACCGGATAAACATTTTTCAGCGCTGGCGGAAACGGGAAACGGCGGAGCACTGCGAGAAATTCTCTGCACTGATCCCCGCTATTCTGGAGGCGATCCGCAAAAGTGCGCCGGAACTGCATAAACGAATAACGGCAGGGCAGAGCATTGAATACCTGCTTTCACAGCTTTTAAAAAAACCGCAGTGGCAAGCGCGGTACTTCTTGGCGCGCCGCTGGCGGATTTTGAGCGAAAGTGTGACGAGGCCATATATGCATTACAGGCGTTACGTAGCGGTTATCGCCAGCAGTACCAGAGACATGACCAGTGAGTAATTTTTTATGTTTTCAGATCGCCCGGAAAAGAGCGTAGAGAGGCTTTATGGCCGCACTTCCATACATGCAGCTTTACATCGCTGATTATCTGGCGGACACCATGCACCTTTCTGCCGAGGAGCATGGAGCCTATTTGTTGTTGATGTTCAATTACTGGCAGACCGGAAGAGCTATCCCGAAAAGCAGGCTGGCAAAAATTGCTCGGATTAGCAGTGAACGCTGGGGGGCTGTGGAAGAGTCCCTGAGAGAATTTTTCATTGATAACGGCACTGAATGGATTCATGAGCGTATCGAAAATGATCTCGCTGCGGTCAGGGATGTTCTGGCGAAAAAGTCGGCAGCAGGGAAAGCATCTGTTCAGTCCAGAAGGAACAGGAAGAAAACGCAGGCCGCCAGTGGAAGTAACACATGTTCAACAGGTGTTGGTTTGGTGTTTAAACAGGAAGCCAACAAAAAGGGAACTAATAAAGATATAGATCTAAAAGAATTAAACCCCACACATAACGCGTGCGCGCGCGCGAGTGCTCCGGTTAGTCAGCCTGGAATTATGGAACAGCCTGTCGTGACTGAACCGGAATACCGGGAAGGCCTGAACGAGCCGATCGGGAAATTCTCAATGATGGATGACTGGCATCCCTCGCTGGATTTCCGACAACGGGCCGCCCAGTGGGGCGTTGCGTTACCAGACCCGGAATATTTACCTACGGAGCTTGTCGCGTTCAGGGATTACTGGACGTCGGAGGGAAAGGTGTTCACACAAATCCAGTGGGAACAAAAATTCGCCCGTCACGTAAACCACGTCAGGGCAAAGGCGAAACCAGCCAGCAGGGGAGAAAGCCATGCAGAAATCCAGCCAGACAGCACCGCATCGCGGGCAGTACAGCAAATCAGGGCAGCCCGCGTGCAGTGGGAACGCGAAAACGGGATCGCCAGCGACGGAGACGGCCTGGCGACTCTGGGAAGTCATGGGGGAAATTTATTCGAACCGATGGACGCAGAAGAACGGCGCGGTACCTTCGAAGCTGTGGGTGGCCCAGATTGGGGCGATGACTGAGCGCCAAATCCGGCTGATTTGTCAGCAGTGTATGGAGCGATGCCGGGCGGCTGAGACATGGCCGCCGGACCTGGCTGAGTTTATTTCGCTGGTTTCTGAAAGCGGAGCTAATGCGTTTGGTCTCACAGCCGATGCGGTGCTGGCGGAATATCGTCACTGGCGTAACGAGTCCTGGCGCTACTCCGGCAGTGATAAATATCCGTGGCCTCAGCCGGTTCTGTATCACATCTGCACCGAGATGCGCAGAACGGGCGTTGAGCACCAGATGACGGAAGGCGAACTGAAACGACTTGCAGAACGGTTACTGGCGAAGTGGACAAAACACGTCGGTAATGGTTTCAGCATACCGCCGGTACGCCGTCAACTGGCAGCGCCGCGTCATCCTGCAGGGCCAACCCCGGCACAACTGATGATGGAAGAATTCAGACGGCGTAAGGCGGCGGGAAGGCTTTAATAGGGGGGATTTATGAGCAGAAATTACACACCGGCGCAGAAAGCTGAAATACAGAAGCGCCTGACGGAACTGGTACGAACCCACGGTCGGATGACGTTTGGAGAACTTCGGAAGATAACGGGGTTAACCATTTTTACAGCCCGCCACTACCTGGAAAAGGCGGAAAGTTGTGGGGATCTGTATCAGGCCGGGAGAAGCGGTATTTTTCCTTCGGAACAGGCTTTCCTGCTTTGGAAGCAGAAACGTGAAGATGCCAGGATTACCCGCTTTCTGAAAACGCCGGAAGGTGTGGTGAGTTCCTACGACCGGACCAGAAACGTTATCTGTACGGAGTGCCGGAACAGCGTGACGATGCAAAGGGTACTGGCATTTTATCGGGGACATTACCGGGAGGCGAAATCTGCATGAAAATTGAATAATATAACTTTGCAGAGGTAGCGAATATCGTAATCACCCGTTCGGCATTTGAATTCCGTGAGCACAGTCGTGTTGTGAATGTCGCCTTGTTCACAACACCAGGAATATTCCACTGTCAACTGGTGTCTGCGGCTGGACATAATTTTATCTGATATTCAGGCTGTACCAGCGCCAAGGTTCCGTGAGTCCGACTGTCTTTTTTGCTTCCAAATATTCAGTTTTAATTATCTGAGTATGGCAAGGTGATCATCTGTATCAAACACCGGGCAACTGGTTTTACTTTACCCAACGATTACGTCCCTGTTGTTTAGCCCGATAAAGGGCCTCATCCGCTCTGGCAATAATACCGGTAACAGTGTCACCGGCTGTGGAAAGGGTGATGCCCATGCTGACGGTGACCGTTTCGCTAACCGCAGATGCTGCATGCGGCAGTGCGGTTTCACGCAGGTTTGTCTGAATACGTTCAGCAACCAGTGCAGCTTCATTCAGCGACGACGAAGGCAGCACAACGACAAACTCCTCGCCCCCGTAACGTGCCACCAGGTCTGCCGGAGTACGAACCGACCTCTTCATTACCCCGGCCACCTTTGCCAGACAGGCATCGCCAGCCTGGTGACCATAATGGTCGTTATAGTTTTTGAAATAGTCCACATCGAGCATGATCAGTGCAAACGGCTCCGTCTGGCGGAGAGCATCCCCAAGAAAACTTTCCATTGAACGACGATTAGCGGTCCCAGTCAGGGCATCCTGGTGAGCCATAACGTCGAGTCGCGCGATAAGCATCCGGTTTTCCTGGTAACGCAACCAGGCTTCATCAAACCAGCGCTGCAGGATAAAGCGACCATAAATGAGTATGGCGGTAAGAGTAAGCCAGACTAATAAAAACCGGATATTTACATACTGGTTAAGCTGCACACTGGCCAGCAGGGCGGTCAGCCATAACGGGACGATGAAAAGTAGCAATGCTGGCAGATGATAATAAAGCGCAGCCAGCGCGGTAAGCATAAGGATGACACTGAGAGGCCAGGCAAAAGGCAGTTGCCACCAGACAATAAAACAGTAGCTACAATAGCTCCACATCAGACTGAGAATCAGCAGTATCACCAGACAAAGAGGCGCAAACCTGGCCGGAAGGCGGTAAATGAAAAGGAGTATCAGAACCGAGAAAACAATAATACTGCCCATAATATCGTCTATTAACGGCAGTACCCCAGTCTGTGCACTGATCGACTTGTCAAAGTCACTGATGAGTATGTGGCGAAATAAAATGATAAGCGCAAAGCTGATATTCACAAATGTGAACCACGGAATACTTACACGTAGCGCTTGCCTGACCATATCTTTATGATCCTCCATACCCTTCCAGCACTGGAGGTACGGCGCCTATCGTCCGAATCCTGCCCCATCCTTAATCGCCTCATATAATGAATAATTACTATCCAGTGTAGTGCGGAGATACTTCACGGTGAAAAATGGAAAAGCTATCAGGCCAGGCTGCATTTTTGGCTGATGAGATGATTTTTGTTCCACAGTGACGAACTTATCGTCAACGCTTCTGTAGTAGAGGAATAATTATAGTTGTCTCCCGGTAACGGGAAGCGAGCTTACCCCACTGACTAAAAGAGGATGGAACTGGCAGATGTAAAACATGATTTATTTGTATCCGTAAATGGCGAAATGTAACGTTTTGGTTATATTTAAAAGAGCTAAAATGGTCAGCAAAAATTTTAATTATTTGAATTAACAGATGATTAATCGACGAAGCTGAATGATTAGGACATTCTCACATGAGGGGTACAAATGAGACTTAAGTCGATCGTTAAAAGCCTTGCACTGGCGGGGTTACTCTCTTCCACTGCGCTGACGCCTTTATTTGCACAGGAAGTCCCAAAAGGCGCCACTACTTCAACAAAGCAAGCTAACGATGCACTTTATAACCAACTTCCTTTCTCTGATAACACCGATTTCACGAATGCCCATAAAGGCTTTATCGCTGGCTTACCTGAAGAGGTGATTAAGGGTGAGCAAGGGAATGTCATCTGGAATCCACAGCAGTACGCTTTCATAAAAGAAGGGGAAAAATCTCCTGACACTGTTAACCCTAGTCTGTGGCGTCAGTCCCAGCTAATCAATATCAGTGGCTTGTTTGAAGTAACAGACGGCGTCTACCAGATTCGTAACCTTGATTTATCCAACATGACGATTATCGAAGGTAAAGAGGGGATTACGGTTGTCGATCCGCTGGTTTCTGCGGAAACAGCCAAAGCCGGTATGGATTTGTATTTCAAAAACCGTGGCAATAAGCCTGTTGTCGCCATCATTTATACTCATAGCCATGTTGACCACTATGGCGGTGTGCGTGGCGTTGTCGATGAAGCGGACGTGAAATCCGGCAAGGTGAAAGTGTATGCGCCTGCTGGCTTTATGGAGGCAGCAGTAGCCGAGAATATTATGGCCGGCAACGTGATGAGCCGCCGTGCCAGCTATATGTATGGCAACCTCCTGAAACCAGATGCCTCCGGCCAGGTTGGCGCCGGACTGGGGACGACCACCTCTGCGGGGACGGTGACACTGATTGCGCCCACTAATATCATCGATAAAGACGGCCAGAAAGAAGTGATTGATGGCCTGACTTACGATTTTATGCTGGCTCCAGGTTCGGAAGCCCCTTCGGAAATGCTGTGGTTCATCGAAGAGAAGAAACTCATCGAAGCCGCAGAGGACGTCACTCACACCCTGCATAACACCTACTCGTTACGCGGCGCGAAAATTCGTGAGCCGTTGCCATGGTCGAAATATATCAACGAAGCCATAGTGCGTTGGGGGGACAAAGCTGAAATTATTATGGCCCAGCACCACTGGCCGACCTGGGGTAACGAGAATGTTGTTGGTCTGCTGAAAAGCCAGCGAGACCTGTATCGTTATATCAATGACCAGACTCTGCGCATGGCCAATGAAGGTCTGACTCGCGACGAAATAGCGGCCAACTTCAAACTACCGGACAGCCTGGCAAAAACCTGGGCCAACCGCGGCTATTACGGCTCCATCAGTCATGATGTCAAAGCAACGTATGTGCTGTATCTCGGTTGGTTCGATGGCAATCCGGCAACCCTTGATGAGCTGCCACCCGAAGAAGCGGCTAAGAAATTTGTTGAATACATGGGCGGTGCCGATGCAATTCTTCAGAAAGCTAAAGCAGACTTTGACCAGGGGAACTACCGTTGGGTTGCTCAGGTAGTAAGTAAGGTCGTGTTTGCCGATCCAAATAACCAGAATGCACGTAACCTTGAAGCCGATGCGCTGGAACAGTTGGGCTATCAGGCTGAATCTGGCCCATGGCGTAATTTCTACCTGACCGGTGCGCAGGAGCTGCGTAACGGTGTGGTTAAAGGTCCGACGCCAAATACCGCAAGTCCGGATACCGTTCGGGCGATGACCCCTGAAATGTTCTTCGACTTTCTGGCTGTACATATCAACGGTGAAAAAGCGGGTAATGCCCGGGCGGTGTTTAATATTGACCTTGGCAGCGACGGCGGAAAGTACAAGCTTGAACTGGAGAACGGCGTGCTGAACCACACGGCTAATGCTGAAGCGAAAGATGCTGATGCCACGATTACTCTGAACCGTGACACGCTGAATAAAATTATCCTGAAGGAAGAAACCCTGAAGCAGGCTCAAGATAAAGGCGAAGTCAACGTCACCGGTAACGCTGCGAAACTGGATGAGATGCTGGGCTATATGGACAAGTTTGATTTCTGGTTCAATATTGTTACACCATAAATAGATTCCCTGCGGCGTCAATGCTGCAGGGAAGTTATTTCAGACAATTCTGTACGTTTTTTATACTCGATTTTTCCTTCATTCTTTATATCTTGCTTCATTTTATGTATTTGCTGCTGAAGAACATGGCCCTGATACCAGTCAGTTCTGATTCTGTTATGCACAGCCTTTTTCATCAGATGACAGTAACTGGTTGTTGCGTGATTCAATGGCCTGCGAGTCTGGTCAACATGCTTTTCGATGCCGGTTGGCCATGATGCCAGTATGGTTAACTGGCATCATGGCAGCATAATTTTGCCGGATAAGTCAACCGCAGCGATGTTAATCGTCCTGATTATCATCTGCATCACCGTCACAGTGACTGCACCAGTAATGAGGAGAGACTGCGATCGAACCGGCCAGACAGAGAGGAGGTAGTTGTCTTCATTGCTAAGTAAGAGACCTTGGGGGATGAATCTCCGTCACTTGTGATGTGTCAGACAACCTCAATGTACCCGCACTTAATACCTGCGCCGGCGGTTTTTGTAATGTCCGGGAAATGAGCATGTCAAAAAATAACCAGTTATAAGATTATAAATAAAACACAGAGAAAATGTCATTGCACATGGTCAAAAAATAGCCACATTTATTGATGATTGTAATTAATAGTCTCCTATATATTCATGGTGAGAATGAAGATGCTTTAAAAATGCTCAAGTTCGTTATCTATGGAGACACCGTGAAAAAACTAAATAAAACATTTACTTGTAAATATGCTGTTATTCGCCGTGATGACATGACAGTAATTGCTGAAATGGATTTTTTTCCTGACTGCAACAGGTCATTGATGTATCGGGATGGCCGCTATGTCCGGTTTCTGCCGTTGTTGCAAAATGACATCATGGGGAGTGATACCCTGATTAATGAGCTGACTATCAGAGCCGGTTATCATGAATAATCATCCTTTGTTATACTCGCCTGCGGGCTGAACTCCCAATCTACTGCGCCACCGGAGAGAACGATGGCGCATTTACAACTGGTCAAGCAAACCTCATCAGGGCTTCTGCTCCCGGCGACGCCGGAGAGTGGGGATTTCCTGTATCCGGCGTTTAACCTCTGTGGAGGTTGCGCGTGAGCATAAAATTTTATCTCCGCGATGATCGTATTCGTCGCAATCTTATCGACTACATCAACAGCCAGCCTGTTAATGCTGATTTTCCGCTTGTCGTCAGCTTTTCAGACCCGAAGCGCACCCTTCCTCAAAATTCACTGTTTCACGCCATCTGCGGCGATCTGGCTAATACCCGTGTGCAGTGGGCCGGTTCATCCTGGTCCATACCATCGTGGAAGGCAATTCTGGTGTCCGGTCACTCTGTTGCAACAGGTGGACAGGGAAAGGTGATTGCAGGTCTGGAAGGCGAACTGGTGCCAATTCGTGAAAGTACCGCCGCTATGGGAATAAAGCGTATGAACAGTCTGATTGAGTACAGCCAGGCGTTTGCGGTATCTCAGGGTATTCAGCTACGCGAGGTTCGCTATAGCGGGGATTATTTCGGGCGGCTGGTATGAGAAAAACATGGTTCCTACACCCGAACTGTACCACCGAAGAGGCGGATGAGCTGGTGAAGCAGTACCGGCGCAGGGGGGTAAAGACGGAGCGCAGCCTGAATCATGACTGTATTCACTGGACGGTAAGCGCCCTGTTACCGGAGTTCGGGCATGTGCCAGTACGGAGGCGTGCGTGCTCTTATCTGAAATGAAAACTTACCGCAGTAAAAAATGGCTGGCAGCCGTCGGGCAGATTGAGCAGTGCGTGTTGTGTGGTCGGTGGGGAACGCAGGTCGCGCACATGAATGAGGGTAAAGGCATGGGAATGAAAACGGATGACTGCGCCACGGCGGCTATTTGTCAGGAATGCCATCATGAAATCGATAACGGCAGTCACCTGAGCAGGGAAGAACGCCGGTGTCTGATGAACAGGGCGATCGTACTGACAGTGATTAAACTTGTACGCATGGGAAAGGTGGTACCGAAATGATTTATCCAACCAGTACCGGAAAACCGGGCGAATATTTTCGACTGAATACACTGGAAAGCGTGTGGATTCAGGGAAAACTCCGTATGTGGGGACGATGGTCATACATCGGCAGCGGTAAACCCGGCAATATGTTTAACCAGTTACTGGCCTCCAGAAAACTGACAAAAACAGCCATCAATGAGGCTTTACGCCGTCTGAAAAAATCAGGAACAAGCAAGCCAGATCTGGAGGCCTTTCTTCGTGAAATGATGAACGGGAAACAAAAAAGCTGGCTGGCGCATTGTACTGATTCCGAGGCAATGTTGATTGACCGCGTGATTGGTACTGTATTAGCTGAGTATCCGGCGCTGAAAAAGTTGATTCACCAGCGTTACGAAGGACGGGGAATGAGTAAGCGCAAAATGGCAGAACAGCTAAATGAGCTGCATCCAGATTGGTGCCTGAGGACCTGCAAAAATCGTATTGATCAATGGTTATGTACGGCTGAGAACGCGCTCTATGTTCCGCTTTGTGAGGCATATGGTCTGGATGTTACGAGATTTGGAAATTGACACATTTTGTACGCAAAATCTGGCGACTCATTAGTGAAAAAAGCTATTGCATTTTTGCCCACAAACTGCTTCAATCCCGGTATGCTTCGCAAAGCTGTATCGCGAGGCGAATAACAGACATGAACATAAAAGAACCCGCCATTGAGCGGGTTTTTTATTAACACCTCCAAAAAAAAGTAATCAAAGTCGAAGTTTCAAACGGTACTAACCATCTGAAACTGCGATATAACGGGAATCGAAGCGTAATGCCGAGACATCCTGGCGCCGAGATAAAAGAACCACTAAGAAAGGCGATACTCAAGCAGTTAGGCCTGAAATAACAAACCAGCCCTCCGGGGCTGGTTACCCGAACAGCTTCACCAGGATAAATATGCGATATCCAGTAGTATTAACGCCAGACAGCGGCGGATATGTTGTCTCGTTCCCGGATATACCGGAAGCCCTTACTCAGGGTGATTCGCGGGAGGAGGCGTTGAAAAACGCGCTTGATGCGCTTGTTACGGCCTTCGAATTTTATTTCGAAGACGGGGAGCGCATACCAGAACCGGGTAACGTGACAGATGATTTTGTCGAAGTACCGGCAAGTGTGGTAGCGAAGGTTATGCTTTTGAACGCCTGGATTAGTTCCGGCTTAACTCAGGTTGAGCTGGCGCAACGTATGGGTATCAAAAAACAGGAAGTGACCAGATTGTTTGATCTGAAGCACTCGACGAAAATCGACACGATACAGAAAGCGCTGGCAGCGCTTGGAAGACGGCTTGAAATATTAGCTGCGTAAATTATACCCCTGATTTTCTGTATACCACTGCCACGTAGCGGGGATTGGCTCCCGCACCCATCACAAGGCTGCGCTATTGCGCGGCCTTTTCTTTTTCCACTTACCCGACATCCGGGTAGTCCATTTCCCGGACAGGGGAAGTTATGACAATGGATAAACATACGACATGGCTGGCCTACATCTGGGCATTAATCAGCGGCATATGCGCCCAGTGGACGTTAAACGACTATGGCGCGCTGATAGGTATTGTTCTGGGTATTGGTACGTTTCTGGTTAATAAGCATTACAAAAAGAAATCAGAGCAGGCTCAGGCAAGGCAGGCTGCCGCGATGGAAGAGCGTAACAGGCTAATCGCCCGGATTCTGGAAAAAAACGACCATGACAGCACGTTAAAAATGCTGGCGGTATCTGAAATGCCGGAGGGCAGTAATGGCGCTCAGGACAAAAGTTAAATACGGTCTTTCCGCCGCCATGCTGGCGCTGATTGCCGCCGGTGCCAGCGCGCCGCAGCTACTCGACCAGTTTTTACAGGAGCGGGAGGGAAATACGCTGGTGGCCGTTCGTGATAACGGCGGCGTCTGGTCAGTATGCCGTGGCGTGACCCGTATCGATGGTAAACCCGTCGTGAAAGGCCAGCGACTGACGCAAAGCCAGTGTGACCATTACAACGCCATTGAGCGGGATAAAGCGCTGGCATGGGTAAATAAAAATGTTCATATACCGCTGACCGAACCGCAGAAAGCCGGTATTGCGTCGTTCTGTCCGTATAACATCGGTCCCGGTAAATGTCTGCCGTCCACGTTTTACTGGAAGCTCAACGCAGGAGATCGTAAGGGAGCGTGTGCAGAAATCCGCCGTTGGGTATATGACGGCGGCAAAGACTGCCACAACAGGGAAAATCAGTGTTACGGCCAGGTGATACGCCGCGACCAGGAATCAGCGCTGGCGTGCTGGGGGATTGATCAATAAATGGTTGTCAGCGGAATAATCCACCAAAAAGTGACATGGCGCCATGTGAATCGATAACACAAAATCCGCCTGTTTCTGATTTACAAAGGATATAAAAGCGAAAACCCCGAACGTTAGCGGCGATCGGGGTTTTCTGTTTCTGCACCTTGAATAAGGCAAGGGAGAACCTGTGATTGATATTAGCAAACTAATACGGGAGTTGCGACTAATGATTGAGCAATTACCAAACTGGAAATTTATCCTGATCTGGCTGGTACTGTTTGTCGCTGCTATTGGCTATCTGATAGGGCAAATCCGTTGGTGGTGACATGAACCGCATAACTACTGGCGTAATAGCCTCATTGATTATAGTGGCCGCCGCGCTGGGCTGGACTACCAGTCACTATCACGGTAACGCCGTGAAGTACAAAGACCAGCGCGACACCGTTACTCATAAGCTGGCGCTGGCGAACGCGACAATTACTGACATGACGAAGCGCCAGCGTGACGTTGCCGCCCTCGATGCAAAATACACGAAGGAATTAGCTGATGCACAGACCAGGAATACTGATTTGCAGCGCCGCCTTGCTGCTGGTGGCCGGGTGCGCGTCAAAGGACACTGTACAGTGCCAGCCAGCACCGAAACCTCCAGCCCCGGCAGCGTGGGCAATGCTGCCACTGTCGAACTCTCTCCAGTTGCTGGACAAAACGTTCTCAATATCCGCGCCGGAATCATCAGCGACCAGGAAAAACTGAAGTATTTGCAGGAGTACATCCGGACACAGTGCGGATAAAAAAATCCCCGCACCAGGTTTACGAATGGAAAGTACGGGGAATAAAGGTCGAAACATTCGTTTTATTTGCTTGCATCTTGCCCCTGACAGTTACTCAGGGCGTCTCAATACTGCGTGGGATGATATTTCCCGTACAGACATTAAATGTAACCAGACGCTAAAAACTGGTACACCTCATGAAAATAACCCAATGGCTGAAAAGCCTCGTCCATACGGAGCAAAGCGAAATGCCGGATATGAAAGATATCGTCACCGACGACATGGTGAAAAATGCCCTCAAATCAGACGCTGTTACCATCGCAGTTAAAACGCAGATTAAATCCACTCTGGATCAGCAGATTGACGCCGCTGTCGATACCGCATTGACCGATATTCTCGGTAGTGATGCTGATAATACGGTTATGCAGTAGGTGAGATCAGGCATTACAGCAGCCCTTCAGTGAGGGGCTGCGATAATGGTTAATCACAGGGAACATAATCATGGCAAAACCGGACTGGGAGGCCATCGAGACGGCATACCGGGCCGGAGTGATGTCCCTCCGTGAAATTGCGTCACATCATGGTATTAGTGAAGGTGCTATCCGCAAGCGCGCAAAGCGTGATGACTGGTCCCGTGATCTTAACGCCAGGATTCAGCAAAAGGCTGACGATCTGGTACGCAAACAGGAAGTACGCAAAACGGTACGCACCAAAACGGAACTTACAGAACGCGTACTGATAGAAGCCACAGCGGAGGTAATAGCCTCGGTACGCATGGAGCACCGGGGCGATATTCGCCGGGCCCGGGAACTCACAAACACGCTTTTTGATGAACTTGGTGCGCAGTGTGCTGATGTGGGGGCGCTGGAGCAGCTGGGTGACATCATGTTCACTCCTGACGATAAAGGCCGTGACCGGCTCAACGAAACTTATCAAAAAGTCATCAGTCTGCCTTCCCGTGTGAAATCTCTGAAAGACCTGAGCGACAGCCTGAAAACGTTGATCGGCCTGGAGAGAGAAGCATGGAGTATAGGTGCTGTCAGTGAACCAGAAAAAACGCCTCTACCAGGAAAAAATACTGATCTGACAACTGATCAGGCAGCGGAATTGTACAAAAAAATGATGAGTTGATTATGCCTTTACCATTCCCCTTTGACTTTAAAAATCCTGATTATGTTCAGGTTTTTGAATGGCGAATGGAGCGTCTGCAACGTATCAGGAAGGCTCCCGAAACTCTCCCTGCTCTCAGGCAGTTTTACCGTACAAACCCGGCGCAGTTCATCATCGACTGGGGCAGGACTACTGACCCGCGCAATCTCGATTATGGTCTTCCGGTCACCATTCCTTTTTTGCTGTTTCCACGGCAGGAGGAATGGATCGACTGGATTATGGAACGCTCGCGTAACCATGAGAATGGTCTGACTGAAAAAAGCCGCGAAATGGGGTTGAGCTGGACATCTGTCGGTCTGGCCAGTGCGTTATGTCTGTTTAACCGTGAAATGGTTATAGGGTTTGGTTCCCGTAAAGAGGAGTATGTCGATAGCACGGTTGATCCAAAAGCGCTGTTCTGGAAAGTACGCAAATTTATAGCAACTCTTCCTGCCGAGTTTCGGGGAGGCTGGGACGAGAGAAAGCATTCACGTTTTATGAGCGTGGAGTTTCCTGACACTGGCGCGGTAATTAAAGGCGAAGCTGGCGATAATATCGGGCGCGGTGACCGTACTACGCTTTATTTTGTGGATGAGGCCGCCTTTCTCCAGCGGCCATTACTTATTGATGCCGCGCTTTCCCAGACAACTCGTTGCCGTATCGATCTCTCATCGGTTAACGGCATGAATAACCCCTTTGCGCAGAAGCGGCACAGCGGAAAAATCTCTGTGTTTACGTTTCACTGGCGTAGCGACCCGCGTAAGGATGATGAGTGGTACCGCAAGGAGTGCGAGAAAATTGATAACCCGATCATCGTTGCTCAGGAGCTGGATCTTAATTACCAGGCATCGGCAGAGGGTATCCTGATCCCATCAGAATGGGTACAGGCTGCGGTTGACGCACATATCAAACTGGGGATTCAGCCCAGCGGTCAACGGCTCGGTGCAATGGATGTCGCCGACGAGGGGCGGGATAAAAACGCCTGTTCCCTTCGTTACGGCTTCCTGTTGAGTGATGTCCAGGAATGGTCGGGTAAGGGTAGTGACATCTATGACTCCGTGGTTAAGGTCTTCGGCCTGTGCGATGACTTTGGTGCCGATGAGTTCCGCTTTGACGAGGACGGGTTAGGCGCTGGCGTTCGTGGTGATGCACGCGCTATCAACGAACTGCGGGAAGCTGAGGGTACAGATCAAATTACTGCCACACCATTCCGGGGGAGTGGAAGCGTTTTTTATCCTGAAAATGAAGCTGTTCCCGGTGATAACGGCAAACCGTCACGTCTGAATAAGGACTTTTTCGCCAATGCCAAAGCTCAGGCTGGTGGCATCTTCGCAAATTATTCCGCAATACATTTCGTGCGCTAAAGGGCATGGAGTATGACCCGGATGAGATTATTTCCATCAGCAGCACGATGGAAAATAAAGACAGGCTTTTGATGGAACTGTCACAACCCACCTGGTCGAAAAATGCCGTCGGAAAAATTCTTGTTGATAAGCAACCTGACGGGACGAAATCTCCTAACCTGGCAGACTCAGTGATGATTGCTTATGCCCCGATGGAAATGCCCGTCGTAATTTCTGATGATTTTATGGAGTGGATTTGATGTGGCTTTTTAAACGTAAAAAAACGGTGACACCGCCAGAAAGTCCGCCTGAACCACATCCGATGACGATCAGCGATGAGGTGGTTGCTGAGGCCGGACAAAAACCGCAGCGTGAATTTGTTCGCTATGAGCCACTGCCGGGAGTCATTCCCGAAGACATACGCAATGCTGTACTGGCAATGGACTCGACTCCCTACGATACACTGAACAGCCAGTGTCCTGATTTTGTGTACGGAGGATTTCCGGGCTATCCGTATCTGGCACTTCAGGCGCAGTTACCAGAGTACCGGCGCATGGTCAGTGTGATTGCCGAGGAGATGACCCGCAAATGGATAAAGGTTAAGGCGGTCGGGGAAGGGGACGACAGCCGCGCGCCGCGCATAGCGCAGCTTACTGATGCACTGGAGCGCTATAACGTACGGGATGCCTTCAGGCTGGCGGTGGAGCATGACGGCTTTTTCGGGCGAGGGCAAATTTATATCGATGTGCGTTCGCCATCGGGTATGTCGGCCTGGACTGACCCGGCGGAGCTGGAGTCCAGGCTGTTTATTTCCGACAAAAAAATCCCGAAAGGTTCCCTGCTGGGGCTTCGTATTATTGAACCCGTCTGGACGTATCCGGGTATGTATAACTCGGATAATCCGCTGAGTGATGATTTTTACCGTCCGTCCGAATGGTACGTAATGGGAAAAACGGTTCACGCCAGCCGCATGATTGATCTGATTTCTCGCCCGGTTCCGGACATGCTGAAGCCGGCCTATAACTTTGGTGGCCTGTCACTGGTTCAGATTGCCGAACCTTACGTCAACAACTGGCTGCGTACACGCGACAGCGTGGGCGATATGCTGCATTCGTTTTCGCTGAGCGGGATCATGACGGACATGAGCCAGGCGTTAACGGGGAAAAGGGACTCGAATTACGCAAAACGCGCGGAGCTGTTTAACCGTACCCGTGATAGCCGCGGGTTGTTGATGCTGGACAAGCAGAAAGAAGAGTTTTTCCAGTTCAACACCCCTCTGAGCGGCCTCGACACCCTTCAGGCGCAGGCACAGGAACACATGTTCTTTGTCAGTGCCATACCGTCAGTAAAATTCGCCGGATTGAGTCCTACGGGACTGAACGCATCGAGTGAGGGTGAAATCCGTGTGTTTTACGACACCATCGCTGCACTTGCCACTCGTCTTCTGAAGAAACCGCTGAAAAAGGTACTGGATATTATTCAGTTGTCTGAGTTCGGCGATATCGATCCTGATATCACTTTTGAATTTGAACCCCTGCATGAACTGACGCGCGAGCAATTGGCAAATATTCGTAAAACTGAAGCGGAAACAGATCAGATTTACGAGAGCGCCGGAGCGGTGACCAATAACGAGGTACGCGAACGGCTGGCTACTGCACCGGACAGCCCGTACAGCGGTATTGACTTGAGCGGAGAAATCGAAATTGACGACACCGAAGAAAATCCGCCGCAAGACCCGAACGCAGACCTTGAGACGGATTTCACCCAACGCGGGGATTGAGGCCTGGTACCGCAGACAACTGGATAATGCCGTCAGTGAGATGCACAACAGCGTGCTTTACTGGCTGCGGGCTGAGTACCGTAAAACAGACCTCGCGCAGGATGCGTCCCCCGTTAACCTGATGCGTGGAGCCATGCAACAACTTGCCAGGCACTGGCAGAAAAAGTTTGACGAAATGGCCCTGCGGCTGGCGAGGCGGTTTGCCGGTGATGTCCTGAAAAACAGCGATGCGTCACTGTCCACTGCGCTCCGTGATGCCGGGTTTACGGTTCCTTTCCGTATGACTGCGGAGATGAACACCGCACTTCAGGCCAGCATCACGGAGAATGTGAACCTCATTCGCTCCATCCCGCAGCAACATCTCACCCAGGTGGAAACACTGGTCATGCAGTCTGTTGGCCGGGGGCGTGACCTGAAAACTCTGACCGATGAACTGGAAAAACGCTACGGCATCACACGACGGCGCGCGGCGCTGATTGCCCGCGACCAGAACAATAAAGCGACCTCGGTAATGCAGTCGGCCAGACAACGCTCGGTGGGCATCACTGAAGGTATCTGGCGGCATTCCCGCGCGGGTAAAACATGGCGCCCGTCGCATGTGAAGGCGAACGGTAAACGGTTTGATCTGCGAAAGGGGATGTTTCTGGATGGTAAGTGGGTACTGCCGGGCGAAGAAATCAACTGCAAGTGCGGCTGGGAGGCCGTTATTCCCGGACTGGAGAAAAGATGATTATTACCGAAATGCTGGCGTTTGACCGGGCATCGGTAAGGCAGTTCGATAAAGTAGGTCGCCTCCAGATTGAGCGCAGTAATCTCAGCAAGGCGAACGTCTGCGGTTATTTCGGGCATGAAATACCGGGGGCGGAAGCGCTGGGACTCGACCCTCAAAAACTTTATCAGCTTTACCGTGACCCCGATGAACTGCGCAAGGCAGTTTCAACCTTCAACAATATTCCCGTCCTGTGCCGACACAAACCCGATTATCCGGGCGCGCCCGCGCGCGAGTACCGGGTGGGGACGACTCATGCCAACAGCGAGTTTGACGGTACCTATCTGGTTAACGGCATGTCCATCTGGGACAACTCCGCCATCGCGGGGATAGAAACGGATGAACAACGGGAAATCTCATCGTCATATGCCTATGTGGCAGATATGACGCCGGGAACCACCCCCGACGGTGAACCGTATGACGGCGTTATGCGGAATATCGTGGGAAATCATGTGGCGCTGGTCGGCGATGGCCGGGCGGGGCCGGACTGTCTTGTTATGGACTCTCTCCCTCAGGAGCTAAAACGCATGAAACTGAGTAAAAAAGAAGTGGCGGTTGTAGCGGTTCACAAAAAGCGCGAACGCGATCCAAAAAAGATGCGACACCATGTTGTGTCGCATCTTACGTGAACTATTGGCCTGAATGTTCTGATTTAGGGTATGGCTGAATCCTGAAAAATTTTGAGTTAAGTCGTTTCCTTGCCCGCTTGTTCAGAAACCTGATGTAACGGAATTGCCGGAACTTGTGAACAACAGCACGTTCCTTATTTGCCCTCAGAAATTCCCCTCGTTTTCCTCCGCGCTTAATCGCATTCATAGCTATCTCGTGATACCAGTCGCCATCTAGTTCGTAGAACGTAGTCTCATGACTTCCAATAAAGTCAAAGTTTGATGCCTGGTAAACAACGCCAGACTTTCCGCAACGTTCGTCGGCGAAAGACTGAACCCACTCCACAGATGGGTGGAGTAACTTGATTGTTTTTAGTGAATAACTGATTGCTCTGGACTCAGAATTACGGGGCATGTCGTCATGCAACCACATTCGGTTCAGTTCCATATACCCACGATTATCTGTATCAAGTACCACACGCCTTCCACTGTTAGGGTTAAGTGCATAACCGAACTGTAGAACGCCAACCAGATCACGACCACAGAACACACCAAGGTGCAAATATGAGTTATTCACAAAGCGACGTGAGTAATGCTTACTTGCAATAACTATTCGTGCCAGCCAGCAAGGGATAGTTTCTACTCTCAATTCTTTAGAGCCATACCCTACGATCTGACCGTCATACTCAATAATGCAGGGTTTTGTCAGAATGCGTGATTTTTTTTTGTTTTCCCACAATGAATCTCCGTGGGATGCTCGAAGGCATTCGAAATGAGTATATAACGTTTACAACGAGGACACTTTATTTCAACCTGTAAAAAGTCACCTTTGAACAACAGTTTATTGCAGTTTTTACATCGTATTGAGTGCATGTTGCTACCCATGTTTTAACATGCACTCATCTTAAACATTATCTGAAAAACACTGGGGTTATTAATCCATAATTGATCTGCGTAACCGATCGATTCTATTTATTCGATCGATTGTTCCTATATGGCTAACCAATGTTATGTATTACAGAGGCAGGGAATTTTTTATACAATGTTGTGATTGCAACATCATAAATCAGGGCAACTTGTCGCCGAGATGTACCATTTGCCAGCAGCCTCCCAGCCTGCTCCCACTGTTCAGGTGTTAACTTTTGACGCCTTCCACCAATACGTCCTTTCTTTCGTGCCACAGCAAGTCCCGCACGTGTGCGCTCAACGATAAGCTCTCGCTCCATCTCAGCAAGCGCTCCCATAACGTGGAAGAAAAAACGTCCCATTGGTGTGCTGGTGTCAATACTATCTGTAAGACTGCGGAACGATATTCCTTTCTGCCGTAGTTCTTCAATGAGAAGCACCAGGTGTCGCATACTTCGCCCCAAACGATCCAGCTTCCATACAACCAGCGTGTCGCCATGACTAAGATGTTTTAAAGCTCGTTTTAGTCCCGGCCTTTCGGCTTTGGTTCCGCTTATTTTGTCTTCGAAAACCTGCTCACATCCTGCACACTCGAGCGCGTTTATCTGTAATGCTGTGTTCTGGTCATTTGTTGACACCCGTACATAGCCTATCAGCATGATTAATTCCTTTGCTAAAAGACGGGATCATGCCATTTGCACCTGAGATATTCATTTTCGTAAACGTTGGTTTAGGCGAAACGATAAATCTGGCTGCGGGCGCACTGCAAAAAGACCAGAACGGCGCCGACATTCCGGACAAAAAACAATTTGCGAGAACTATCGGCGCGGTAACGTCGAATACCATTACACTTGGTGAATCAGGCTGGTTCAAAATCGCCACGGTTGTAATGCCGCAGGCTACATCAACTGCGGTGATTAAACTGTACGGTGGGGCGGGGTTTAACGCTGGTTCA